TACATTTAGCAGTATGGTGGCAAGAGGCGTGTTTCCATCAACACAAAATGTACCAGTGTATGATGGAGAAGAGAAGATGCATCAAAAGAGTTCAAGACATATAACTCAAATGGCTAGTAGTAGAACATACACTGATTATAAATCAGTAAGTAATATTTATGAGGCTGAAGAAGCAACTTACCATAAAGAAAAGATCCAGTCAAAGGCTTTAAGAAATTTCCTTTTAAAAAGTCCACTTGACATAAACGTCCCAGGTAAAAATTTCTTTTTAAGAAGAAACAACATGACAATTGGAAATACGATAAATGTAATGTTTCAAGTAAATGACGATACCGATGGTGGTAACGTTGTAGACTACAAAAGATCAGGACAATACATGGTGTATTCAGCAAGACACGTGTTCACGGCAAATAGATACACTGTAAACTTAACTTGTGCTAAATTAGCTACAGGTTCCAAACGTGGAGTATAGCTATGAGTTTGTTGGATGATAGAATTCCTAAAGTTATAGAAAATCATCACTATGGTGATGAAACAAGATGGTGGCTAGGAAAGTGTGTAAATAATCAAGATCCAGACAAATTAGGAAGAGTCCAAGTTAGAATTTTTGGCATACACTCTGGAAATCAGGCTGACATGCCTGCAGCAGTGTTACCTTGGGCACAATGTCTAACTCCAAGCACAGAAGGTGGAGTATCTGGAAAAGGAAGATATTCTAAAATATTGCCAGGATCTGAAGTGTTTGGAATAATGCTTGATGGTAAAAATTCACAGTGTCCACTTGTACTAGGTACATTACATTACAAAGAAAATGGCTCAGGTATCGTACCAAGACACACAAACGCCGGGCGGCAAGATAGAGTCTACGATCCAAGAGGTCCACATCAAATACCAGGCTACGATAGTGGTGTACCAAATGGAGAAATAGATACTGCGCTATCAGGCGGCACAAATGCTGAAAAGATTTTCAACTTCTTCACAGCCCAAGGATATCAGCCGAATCAGGCTGCAGCCTTTGTAGGAAATTTCTATGCTGAATCAAGCTTAGATCCAAAGGCTCTAAATCCTAATGACAAAGGAAAGCCTGCGTTTGGATTAGCTCAATGGAGAGGCACACGTTATGATGACCTAATGACATATTCTGAGACTGTTGGCCTTCCTCACGACTCACTTACGACTCAACTTAATTTTGTCATGCATGAATTAAGTACAAGTGAAACATTAGCCAATGGAAAATTAAAATCGAGTGGATCAGTCGCTGATGCTACGACTATAGTAAGTAGATATTATGAAAGACCTGAATTTACATTAACGAATGGCGTATATAATAGTCCAAGCTTACCTACTCGTCAAAATGTGGCAATGGATGCGTACAATAGATTTGCGTCGAATGGAGCCAACCAATGAGTGTAAACGTACAAATTTCTCTTCCATCACTGAATGAGATTCTTGGAAATATTCCAGCATTTTCACAGTTATTAAAAGTACAGAGTGAAATACAAAATTTCGCATTTCAATTTAGTTCTGCATCGCCAGAGGGGACAACGTTAGGTAGATCAAGAACTACCATCAACGGCCTAGAATCTCTTACCTCAAACGTAGACTTAACAAGCACAGGATTAACTTTCAATCAAGCGGCTGAAGCTAATGTTGGAGTGGTGCGAGTGCGAGCAACGGTGCCAGGATATTCAAATATCCTAACCAACACACAAAACTCTTCTGCTGACTTACGATTAGTAACCGGAAGAACATCTCTTCCAACATCATTCGAACCGAATGAAATCATTATTGCAAACTCTGCAAAATCAATAAAATCAAATGTCTCTAACATTACAGGCAAAACGCCTAATTACAATAAGATCATTGCAGCTACCATAGATCCACAATACAGTTCAACTGCACCAACTGCATACAATGCAGTTGACACTTCAACCGGCGATCTTACTCAAATTCTAAATCAGACTGCTACATCTGTAGGTGGCCTTTCAGCAACCATAAACACATCGCTTGGTGATATATCTCTTACATATGGTAAGCTCGATAACGCTGCGTTGCAGGTCGATAACTATATCGAAAAAGAAATCCGTTCACTTACCAGTAATACGATACCAGATGAAGATGTCAAACTTGCCTTAGAGGAAGTTGCAGACGGCAGGCCAGAAGTTGCAGTTCAAATTATGCAGCCTTACTCTACAGTTGAATTTTCAAAGCTTGAAGAAGACGTTCATTCTATTCCAGCATCTCCAACCAGTCAAATCGGTACTCCACGTGGTACACAAACTATCGTAACTGGATCCGGACTAGGTACATCAACGTATTCACCAAAAGTCATTGGTGCAGAAACCGCAGGATGGAAAGGCCGATCTACACCAGTCAACTGGCCAGGATTCAACCAAGTCAATTCAACCGAAGAATTGATTGCAGAATTTCTTCAATGCAAAAGGCCGATCACAGAGTTCGTTCTTCATTGGACAGCTCATTACCTTGATTCACACGGAGTAGGAGCTTCTCATGTTCATCGAGACATGATTAGTCGAACAGACATAAAATTTGCGGGATTAGGATATCACTACATTATCAAGAGAGATGGTACGATCGAAAGAGGTCGACCACTCGGACTTGCTGGAGCTCATGCTGTGAGAGGTGGACACAATAAGTATTCAATAGGAATATCTTTCGTCGCAGGATACAATTGTACGAGTGGTACACCGAATCCGAATCAATACGTAAGTGCAGCATCAATTACTAGTCTTCAATTTACGGCATTTGATAACTGGTGCAAAGCATTCTATCAAGTATTTCCAGCGGGTCAAGGATTTGGTCATAATGACACTGATCCGAGTCGAAAGGTCGATCCAGGATTCAATGTACCCGAATATTTAGATACAAAATTCGGCAAAAGAAACGTGATTGCTGCGGCACAGGGCCCTCTCTCACCGAGTCAACTGACAGCAATAGTATAGGATAGAAGATGACAACCGAAAAAGATGACTTACAAGACAGAATTGCTGCTCAGGGGCAGGGAAGAGTCAACTCAGATGGCCGAACACAAGATGCTTGGGGAGATGTAAGCGGTATATATCCTCAATATGGACCAAACGAGTCAGGTGTTAACCGCGCTGCTCGAGGCGAGAAAATCAATAATCTAGACGTCAAAACCACTGTTCCAAACGTCGAGCATAATATCATGCAAGACACCGCAACAGTATATCCAAAGTCAGATATCAACGAATCAGAAACCGGACACGTTATCGAAATTAATGATACACCCGGGGGCGAAAGAATTCTCATACATCATAACACTGGTGCAGGGTTCGATATTCGACCAGATGGTACGATTGTTATCAATTCAAAGAACAACAACGTCGAGTCAACAGACGGAAACAAGTATATGGCAATCGGCGGAGATGGCAAAATCACAGTCTTCGGCAACCTCGATCTCGATGTACGGGGTGATATGAATCTCAAGGTTGGAGGAAATCTCAACTGGAGAGTCGGCGGAACAGTTGTTGGAAACGTCGTTGGCTCACTCGTTACTCGCATATCAGGATCAGTACGAAGAGTCATCACCGGAGATCTTCAAGATCAAGTTCTGGGTAATACCTTCAGTCTTGGCTTAGGCGGCTTCACTCAATATGTCAAAGGAAATTTCAAATCAGCAGTGCATGGTTCAACCTCACTCTTTTCAAAAATCTCTACAAGAATCTCATCAGAAAATGAACTCGACATTGCATCAAACAATATCAATATCGGTGCAAGAGATCTAACCGCAATCGCCGATAAAGGAACCATCGGCGGCCAGAACGTTATCATGTACAATTACAACATGCATACCGAAAAGTCAGTATGGGCAGAAACCATGTCAGCAGAAACATTTCATGGAGATTTATCGGGTAAAGCTAAACTAGCAGCATCGTCAGAACACCAATCATATAGCGATCCAGATGGAGGAGGAGGTGTTGGCTCACGAGGTTCTATTACAGAAACGGCTCTCGATGAAAAGGCTACAGTACTTCCAACTGGTGCACTCATGAACGATTTTCTTGATAATACAGAAGCTGGTATCACAAAAATCAATATCGATCCAGATGGAACAATAGCACAAGGTATCGATCATACACAACATACAGGAAACGTTACGGATAGACTACTTACAAAGGAAGAAGTCAGAGCAAGACTACGGAATCCAAGCCATCTCGCTAATACAGCATTCTATACTAGTCAAATAGCTGCAGGTAACCTCGCAAGTAATTTTGCCAACTCATCTCCTTCGTCCATAGGGAGAGTCATCGCCACCACTGACAACACCTATACCGGTGAAAACATTATAGGCCGGTTTCCAGATGATGGATTCCGTGGTACCACCTTCCGTCAGACTGAATCATCAGGCCAATCTCGTAATCTTACGATACTGGTAGAAGGAAGGTTTAACCCTAACCGTTGGACCTCTATTGCAGCGAATACACCACTCTCGAATAAGATTACTCTGGCTAGGTTCCTTGGTGGGGCTGGAGATCCAGCGAATATAAACCACATTACAGACCTCGAAGAACGAAGACAGATCCTTCGTAACCTATTACCCCATACAGGATTTATTAATCTATTCAACACCTTAAAGAGTACAGCAGGACACAATCTCGTTATTACTGAGGGCCTATACAGACCTAGTCAGACTGAGACTATAGACACTGATTCTATATTAGATCTAAGGCAAACCGGTAGAGCAGTAGCATATGAAGTCCATAACAATACAACTGGATCTTTATCACCAGAGAAATTATTTGATTTTGCTCGATTAGTAAAGAATGCAAGTCAGTTTGAAGAACTCTCGCTAAGGTATGATACATTCGATCCGAACGGAGCTCAGCATGTTTCTCTGGTAATAACGACTCCTAATATACCGAGTAATTTAACAGCAAAGTTCGAACAGAAATTATCTACATATTATAACGAAGCTCTACAGTCAGCCACATCGTTAGTCGAAATGACACCGGCAGGAAAGCCCTTTTAAATGACAGGAAAAAGCCATATACCCTGCCGAAGGCCATACTAACGAGGTTGTCTGTCCATAGAAAAAAGTTCAGTAGATTCACTCAGATTTTTTTTTCTCACGAGTAAATGATACTCTCAGGGTTTTATGGTATAAATAGACAATAACTAGACAAGGAAACACCAATGGCAAGAAGATCGTTCGCAGTAGAGGATGGAAGTTTAAATACTCCAGCTATTGTTACGAGTAGAGTCCGAGCTTATACGGATATTGATCTACTCTTTCGAGCCAAGGGGAACGGAGATCTATATAAGAAGAATGATGCTGCCGCAGTAAAGCAGGCAGTCAAGAATCTAATACAGACTAACTTCCATGAGAAGCCGTTTGCTCCTTACTTTGGTGCAAATCTGAGAAACATGCTTTTTGAGTTAGCAAGCAATGATGTAGACTATATCGTAAAAGAAGATATAAAGGCTGCCATTGCGAATTATGAACCAAGAGCAGAAGTAATAGAAGTAGATGTCATTGCTCGACCTGATAATAATAGTATCGGAGTAACGTTGACTTTTAGAGTAAAGAATACGGACGAGAATGTCGTTTTAGAAACATCAATATCAAGGTTAAGATAATATGGCAACAACAGTTAGAAGCACAGCACTTGATTTCGATAGAATAAAGACAGCGCTGGCGAAAGATCTCTCCGCGAGTAACGAGTTTCCGGATTTTGATTTTGAGGCAAGTGGTATCAGTAACATACTGGA